TGTGACTGGAGTTCAGACGTGTGCTCTTCCGATCTCCCCCTTCAGCTGAGGACTTGGCACGCCTTTCCGGACCTTAAGCGCATACTCTTCGGGAGCAGGTCCCTTCATAGTCCATTGCCACTCGGGTTGGACAGGTTCAGGACGGGTTTCTTGGACTTTATCATACAGAGTCTTCAAGAGGAGACGTTCCTCTGGACTCAAGCGTTGAATCATTTCACTTGTAAAGTTCATCTTGTTCTCCAACGTATCTTCTCTTGTAAAACACAAATCCATTTTCAATGTCTCCACTGAAAAAATGGCTTTTGATTGCGTTGGTTGTTGCTGCATTTGCCGTAACGGGTCTTGGAGGTCTCCAAGATATGTTAGGAATTCGGTTGCTTGTATCCCGTGAACATGGTTGGAATGATGGGATTTTCTTAATGTTGACGGCTATTCTTGTCGCGATAACTATTAAATAAAATGGCAGGTCTTCCTCTACCCGTTGGACGTCTTCAACCTGTGTATCCAAATTATCCAGTTGCTCGTCAACCAACTGAACCTGCGGTTCGTCCAGGTGGTGTTCCGGTATTTACCTATCATGCCCCTCCAAGTCAACCAGTGCGTGCTATGGAAACGACTAAATTTGGTCCTTCTTCAAGCATGGGTACCGGTATGACGCAAGGGTCTATGGGTTTTGGTCAAGGTCGTAAGAAACGTAAAACCCGGAAATTTACCAGTTCGTCTCGAGTTCGGAGACGCTCCAAAACTCGGAAGTCCCGTCGGGCATCAAGCGGCGGACGATAAATGGAAGCTTCTGTTGTTCCACTTCTCGCTTGGCTACATTCCATACAAACATAGGATCGGATGATTTCAATCCATCTAAGGCCACCAAAGGTTTTGCGCCTTCTGCGATCTGTTGTGCCCGCATAGCAATCAGCGCTGTATATTCATATTTGGTGTAATAAGGACGAGTAATGCGCGGTTGTTTGACGGATTCAGTCACCTGAGTGCGATACACGGGATCTACGTTTGGATGCTCCATTGTATATGCTGTATGTTCTGTGATACAAAAACTTTCCGTTTTGACCCCATGGAAAAATCCAGAACTAGAGATTCAGTTGCACATGTTCGTTGCAACACCAAGTTTTTACGTGATTGGCACACGCACAGCCTTTTCCGATGAGGCTTTTTCAACATCACTGGTAGCATTCCTTCCTGCCCCAGATTATCTCCTATGGCCGCTATCTCGTCTCGGTTCACGGTAGCCTTTTGATGGGGTGAGGCTACAGAACATCCCACTGTCTATCTCTAGTGTCCGAACAAATCCGTTTTCGGGAGCTAGAATATAAATGCCCCGTGTCCCCGATGCTTCGATGGCGACAACCTATGCCCGTGTGCGTGCAACCGTGAATCCCGATCCCGAGAAGAAGTCTCGCACCTTTCTCGCAACAACGGAGAACAGTTATCTGAATTCAATCGTGCGTGCCTCGGAAACTCAGCGATATGCTTCTCAAAGTGTTTTGTCGGTTCCTGCCTGGAAGACCCCGCAGTTTAACGGCAGGATTTTCCTGATCTAAGACACAAAGATGCCTACACTGTCGGCTTCGGATTATACTCAGTATCTGAAATTCAAGGCTGCGGCTGCGACACCTATTCGTCCTGCGATCCAGACGCGTGACAATGCGACACTGTCACAATCAGTCGTCAATGCAAATATCCTGGCAAGCCAGGCGGCATATGTGGTGACTCCTACTCTCACAGCAATTCAGAATAATGTGCGTGTTCAGGGCCAGCCTCCAAACTACGTGAATCGCCCAGATGCCAAGTCTACACTTTCGTTTGCGGGCACCTCGGGTGCTCTGGGGTCATCTCGTGTTCAGCAGCCGGGTGGATTGCCAACTGGATTTAAAAATTCTCAAGGTTCTTACTATCGTGTGCCACAGAATGCAGGATGGTCTCAAGGTGGTGCTGGTAATCTTTCCTCGGGAGCAAAGCGTTTCTAAGCAGGTCCACGTGCGAGTTGTTTCCATGTCCGATTACATTCGGTGCATTGATACATCCACATCACATTCACAGGATCCAGCTTGATTCCCTTGATACTGGATGCTTGCCCACGCGTTGGACATGCCTCGTTTGGACAGACCATATTGGTAAAGGTAGGCAAAGTTGCGTCATACTTGATGTAAGGATTGATAGAATATTGAATCGATGTATCCTGTTGAAGGTCGTGTTCATACACAATCGGAGTTGACTTGGTGATCTCTTCGCGTTTCTTACAGTAACGACACTCAAAGAATGCTCCCGTCTGGTCACGGACAATGGAGTAAAGCATGTTGTTGCAGTCGCTACAAAACTTCATGATGCTTGTGTATCTGCTAGAATCATTTAGGTCCGTTTTCGGACGCATCTGCGTTCAAAACGGATTGTCCGAGAGGAACTTTTCCTAAGAAGTATCATGCCGCTCAAGCCAAGTTCTCTTGCTAAGTTTCTCAACGGAACTGGGAATGATAAGGATTCTGATAAGAAACGGTATGGACATAAGGCAGAGGGTGAAAAGTCAACTCATACAGGAATGGATGGGGGTGCATGGTGTATCGAAGAGGATGAACTCCCCGAATTCTATCAGCATTATTGTGAGTATATTCAGAATCACGGACCTCCTTCTATCACAGAAAAGGGTGCTCGTATTGGATCTATGAAGGTTGACTTAGATTTCAAACTTAAGGGGATCCATGACACACACGTGCATACTCAGAAGAATGTTGATGATTTTATTCGCGCGTATTCTAAGGAGATTTCTGCTTACGTTCAAGTTCCGAGCAGGGTTGAATTTATTGTAACTGAAAAACCAGAGCCAACTATCTTTGAAAAGAATGGTCATACGGTATCTCGCTCAGGTATTCATATCGTTGTTCCGGATATCAAGACCAATCAGCACATTGAACAGCAGATTCGACGCAGATTGCTTCCTCGTATGGATGAATTCTTTCCAGGATTGAAAGAACAGATTGAGAACGATTGGAAGGATGTATATGACGAGAGCGTTCTTACTCGAAATAAGACGTGGACTCTTCTCGGATCCAAGAAACCCGAAAACGGGCAGCACGGAACTAATACAACTGCATACAAGATCAAGACTATTGTTGTATGGGATACTGCGACAGATACGTTCACGTTGGATCCTAATATCCCTATCATCCCGACCCCCGAGTGGGTTGCGAAGATGTCAGTTCGCGGTCCCGCATCCGAAATTGGCCTAACCGATGATGGTCGAGCGATTATCGAAAAGTGTTCTTTCACCGAACGCGACCCAGTTCGTATTTCCGGGGGGCGTGCAATTTCTACCGGAAGAGGTCGTCCAACTACTCGCCCTGAACAAGCAAATGGCTCCCGTGGATCGTCTCCTGGACGAATGGTTTATGAGCGTGATCTTACACCGCAAGAAATTGAGTATATCTGGAAACTTCTGGACAATCTGAAATCATTCCGCTACACAGAGCGATCGCATTGGATTGACATTGGACATTGTCTCAAAAATGTTCATTCTGAGCAGGGGTTTGATCTTTGGTGTCGCTTCAGCCAGAAAGTCATGGAAATTGATCCGAAACAGTGTGCTGATGCGAGAGAACTTGAAGTTCGTTGGAGAGGATTTGGTATTCGTTCTGGTCCAAACCGCTACGATCTTCGTAGTCTCCGGAAATGGTCGAAGATGGACAATCCGGATCAACATGCTGAGATTGAGAAGGAGAACATCGAATCCCTCCTGGAAGAATGTAAGAATTCTGGAACCGAACACGATCTCGCAATGCTTGTGCGCGCTATGTATGGAGATGAATATAAGTGTGCTCGTTATGGCACGAATGTATGGTATCATTACGAGAGTCCTGTTTGGCGCGAAACAGATAAGGGTATCTCCCTTCAATGTCATCTATCCAAGGAAGTTGCAAAGTTGTTCGATAACAAACAGACCGATAAACTTCGCGAACGTGATATGTACGATTGCTCATGTGGGCCTACAAAGAGAGGTGAGAAACAGACAAATGATGACTGTGAATACTGCAAACTTGATAACGAAGCTGGAAAATACGCAGGAGTTCGTATCAAGTTGAAGACATCACGTTTCAAGGAGAATGTCATGAAAGAATGTCGTGAGTTGTTTCTTGATGAAAAATTGGCAAACAAGCTTGATGAAACTAAACATCTCATCGCATTTGCGAATGGGGTGTTTAATACGATGACGATGGAATTCACACCAGCAGATGAGTGTAACCCAGATGATTATCTGAGTTTCTCAACCAATATTGTATACGATCCAGACAAGCAGCATACTACATATGAATGTTGGGCAGAGATTGATAAGTTCTTACGTGATATTCTTCCGAATAACAACGTGCGAACATACTTCCTCAAACATCTTGCGACATGTTTGTCTGGAGGGAATGATGCTCAAAAGTTTCATATTCTCACAGGTTCCGGATCGAACGGTAAGTCGATGCTTATGAATCTATGTGCAACTGCGTTCGGAGATTATGCTTGTAAGGCTCCGATCTCACTTCTTACCCAACAACGAAACAAGTCAGCCGCTGCTGCACCCGAGCTTATCCGTATGAAAGGTCGTAGATTTGTTACAATGCAGGAACCAGATGAACAGGTTCCATTGAACACTGGACTTATGAAAGAGTTAGCTTCATGCGAAAAGATTACTGCGCGAGATCTATACGCCGGTTCAAAACAGATGATTGACTTTGAAATTCAAGCAAGATTCCATCTCGCTTGTAACGACAAGCCGAAAGTCAATGCTACAGATGGTGGCACGTGGCGCAGATTGGTCGTGATTGATTTCCCAAGAAAATTTGTAATTGATCCAAAGGAAGCTCATGAACTCCCAATTGACGATACGATTGTGCAGAAGGTAGTATCGGAAGAATGGGCGACATGTTTCTTGGCATACCTTATCCATCTCTTCAAAGACGGTAAGGGTCTTCGTAAGATCTCTCCTCCTGTAGAAGTTATGGCATATACCAATGAATACAAGGAGGACTCCGATGCGATCGCAAAGTTTATGAGTGAGTTCTTCCATCCACCGATGGCACCTGCTGGTGACGAACCGGAAGTGGGAGTGACTTGGAACGCAATCCAAGCTCAGTTTGCACAATGGAAGCGTGAGAACGAGGCACGCGCATCTGTGCCAGAATTAAGGAAGCGAATTGAAGCCCAATATGGTGCTCTTCCGAAGCACAATGGAGGAATTGGGTGGACGACCTTCCGATTTGGATCGGATTAATGCTTGCGACGAGACTTGGTGCCACGACGCTTGTTGCGACGGGACTTCTTGCCCTTGCGGCCACCGAATGGGGAGGGAGAAGATGAAGGAGTTGGTGATCCTACTCCAAAATCAGATTGAGTGTTTGCAGGGGCAGACTGAGATTCCTCTGTAGGAGCACTTGATGAACTAAACCATGTGCGGGGATCATACCAGGTGCCACCACGACGACGAGTATGTTTGGCCATTTGTGTTTAGGTAGCTACTTTTTTACTCTCCGATACCACGGCGGGCACCAATCTTAGAGAGGAAATAGGTGCGGAGGATGCCAATTGTGAACACCACCAACACAAACGAGATGATGAGCTGAACAAGAGCAGACAACACCTCACCAACCTTAAGGGTCACACCACCAACGGACACTTGGAACTCGGCAACACCCTTGCCAGCAGCTGCGGCGGGGGCCAAGAGAGGGGTCACGATGCCATCAGAAAGAGCGGTGAAGAACTTGGACACGACATTGCCAAGGTAGAATCCAGCCGTCAGAATGATAATATCCTTAGTATCGAGCATTTTATTTGTAAGTCCAGAGAAAAAACGGATTTGTTCAAAACAAGAGTTGAATTTGCGAAATGGACAAGTATGAACGAAGACAACTACGCAAACGAGATGAGAAGCTCGGCAAACTCAATGAAACTTTTAGGGCTTCCTTCTCCGAAACAGAATACCGAAAGAAGCAGGAGGTCTTCGATACACTGCGCGACTACCAAGGAAGAGTCATCCCCAACTTTGTATCATTCGCATTGAAGTATGAAGATACATACCCTTACAACGAGCTTCGGTGGGCGTGGAACATTCACAATGGATTTAGCCGTTGGGGGTTCAGATATTTATTGGAACCCTACAGCCTGTATAGGACGGTTGAGTCAAGCAAGCCCATTTGGGGGCATCGTATGAGCGCAGTGTCCCAGTTGTGGTTGCGTTCGATTGGAGACAATCGTCTCACATATGAGCATTTGTATAGACAATCCTCATGGGACCAAGAAGATTACATTGCTGGAAAGCGAGTTCTCGTCTATCGCGGCAACTTTATTGATGTTCGAGCGAGCATTCAGAATGGAAAGGAATTAATTGATAAACGGTTGTCTATGGTGCGCGCATATGAATTCTTGCGAACGAAGGATAGGACAGAGAAACTTCGGGAAGAACTGATTGCTGAATGCAAACGTCTTCGCCCCATTCTGAACTTCAAACATATCAAGGAGGAATTGATGATGGTCGCTTGGCATCCAAAAAGAATCGAACGAATCCTGGAATTGGGAGGATGGGATGCACTGGATAACTTTGCTGGATGCTAAAAACGGATTTGTTTAGGAGTTTCTAATGAAAAGTGGAAACATGGACAAACGCGAACGTAAAGTGCAAGACGCAATCTGTAGCTATCAATCCTGCCCAAAGGATGCATTAGCAACCCTGAGGTTTTATTACGACCTCCACCCCGACGATGAAGAGGAGAGGAACCCAGAATATATTGAGGCGTGTGTAAACGAAATCCTCTACGGAGGCGACTACATTCGGAATGACGATGGATATATCATGGTCAAGGCGACGATTCAATACAAGAAAGAAGAATTGGACAACCTCTTCTATTATCAACACTCTCGCAGTTTTATCCGAACAATGAACCGTATGAAGATGCTCAAGGAGGAACTTATCGCCACCGCATGGCATCCAGATCGGATCGCCAAGATTCTAGAATTAGGCGGACATACTGCGCTAGACAACTTTGCTGGACTTTAAACAATGGGAGTGGACACTAGATACTGGGGTCCGAGTGCATGGCAACTTTTTCATTTGGTTGCCTTCAAGTCTGAACATCCAGATGATGTTCTGAATCAAATGAAAGATGTCTTACCTTGTCCTTTTTGCCGTGAATCTACGACGCAGTTTGTGAAAGAACATCCGTTACGTGGAGACCCAGGGAAGTGGTTGTATGAAATCCATAACATGGTGAACAGCAAATTACGCAAGCAAGCGAAAGAAGACCCAACGGTTGTAGATCCAGGAGACGATCCAAGCTTTGAAGAGATCAAGAAGAAGTATGCTGCGATGAAACCAACTGCAGTTCCTGGGCGTGATTTTCTATTTACAATCGCACAAAATTATCCGGAAGATCCGGAAGAGAAGCATATGGCAACCCATCGTAAATTTTTACACGATCTCGCAGACGCATATCCATTCGCAAAGTTACAGCGTGAGTTTCATGCGTATATAACAGATCATGAACCTGATCTATCGTCTCGGAAAGCGTATACGCATTGGATGTATGGTCTCTTGAAAGAGTTGTCTAGAACAATTGGTGTGGAGATTCCATCTTACAAAGGCTATTCACACAGGGCAGCGTATTACAAGAGCGGTTGCTCGAAGAAGACGTACCATGGAAAAACCTGCCGAAAATTGGCAGGTGGAGGAAGAACGAAAAACAGAGATCATCGGAAAACTTACCGAGTTTCACACGCGACGCTTTTGTAGGAGTGCTTCTTGTGCGCGAATATGTTTGGAGGAATAGACCTGTTTCTTGTCCTTTGCCGATTTCTTGGATTCCTTACGAGTCTTCGGTTGTGTGTCCATTGTTACAATGAATCATACTCTCTTTGAACCCCTTTTCCTTTTCTGACCCTCTGGAGGTGTAGGATTTTCATTCACCTCTGGAACTTCACCAGGAGAGTTGACCGCAGGAACGGAAGTGGGTTCTTCTTCATTTCCACCACGGTGACGACGTATCTTCTTCTGACGACGTCTCCGGGTGGTTTTCTGCCTCCGAGTTCCACCTTTTTTAGTCTTAGGTTCTTGAGTATAGATACGAGGTTTCCAGAGTTCCGACATTGTTTTTAGAAGAGACTTTAGTGCTTACGACCGCCAGACAATGGCATAGGCGAGAGACCACCGCCACGACGAGTCTTCTTTGCCGACTTCTTCTTGTAGGTCTTCTTAGCGAGCTTGAGCACTTGCTTCAAAGATTTCCCCTTGTTGGCACGCATCGTCTTCTTCACGTGAGCGAGCCAAGCGCCACGACGACCACCTGCCATCGAAGATTCATCAACAGTTGTATCCATATCGGCCATTTTATTCTTACATGCGAGAAACTTTAGGAACGAATCCGGGGGGATCGCGGGCAAATAAATTCCACTGAGACCCAAACGCGAGAGGAGTGTTTGGATTGGCAGTAATTGTCTTTAGTTCTGGTTCTGGGGCAACTAAAACAATATGGTCCTGAGTATACCGCATGAGCTCTGCTTGATCGCGTGGATGAAGGGCTTGTTGATACGACAATCTACGTAAAGACGTATCAGACCAGGATAAATTCAAAAGAGGTTCGAGTGCACTTCCCAAAACATTTCCACCAGAGACCACGATCAATTTATTCGCAAGATCATCAATGAGAGCATCGTGGACATCGCGATCAGGAATCAGATGCTTACGTGTGATAGTTGTCAAATGTTCTGCAACTTTATTGATGGTTACACTTTTATCCGTGCGAAGAACGATAGATAAGATCATTGGATCTTTGGATGGAAAGGCATCGTTTACAAGATCAATACATACCTGTTCAAAGGAAACGTTGTCTTCTGAAAAATCACGACCAGATTGTTGAGGACGCATCGCAACGACTGGTTGGTCTTGTTCGTCCGAATATACATGGACCTCCAATAAACGTATACCACGGGCAAGCGCGCTAGGAATATCTTCATAGACAGAACCAGCTGCTGTGTAATCACACAACCGTCCACGCCTAGCAAGAATAGGTTGAGACCCGCGCACAGTATCGTAGATTAAATAGACTAAAAAGGCAGCAAGAATTGCAGCAAGAAGCCACTTCATTGTTTAGTCGTCTGATTCTATTTTAGGCATTCGGAACAGAAGGTTGCGGAAAGCATTGATAACCTCATCGGGAATCCGAGTGTCCATAGGTAAATTCATAAGACACGCATAATGGAAATACAAACAATACATTCCACATTCGGAATCCTTATATTGATGCCGTGTCTTGTTGTAAGTTAACTTCATAGGATTCGTATGAATTCCTGTTTCATCCCATTGTTTCTTCCAACGTTTCATAAGGGTTTGAATTTCACGTTCGGGTGTCATGGCATAGGAATCAAAATACGTAAAGCGAGGGTGTTCTAACTCGGGACGTATATCGCAAAAGACTGCAACCCAATGTTGCCCTGGTCCATCGTGAGGATCCGTATTGATCACAATTCCAATTCGCTGTTTTCCCTTTTTGTAAAGTTCAGGGAGTTTCATGGAACAAAGTGTAGACACTAAACATTTACGAGTCTCATCTTGAAGATCAAAATCAATCGGAACTGATCCAACAAAGAAATAATCAGGAAAGAGTTCACAAAAGTTCTTTTCGATTGCATCAATATCATCCGAAGACAACCATTCATACCGATTCAATGCCCATTCTTTGGGCGCCTTTGGACGTTTCAGCAAGGATGCTATAATACATTCAGCTCGTCCCGTCTTACATTTCGCACGAAGGCGGTGTTGAAGTTGGTCCCATACCTGTTCACTTCCACCTTCTTTTGTTATCTCGGGTTCTTTCGGATGTTCTTTGTTGTAGACGGTGCGGAGACGTTCTACTTCGTCTTCATCAAGCCAAGACATCTCTTGTTCAAAAACGGATAGTTTAAAGTATGCCTGGAAACTACTACACAATGGAGACTCTGGCAACCCCTTTGAAGCGTTATGTAGAGATTACCAAGAAGTTGAATGAAGTCAACGCAACTGCGCGTGTTCTTCGTGAGGAACGGGGATCGGTGGAACTCGATCTTGCAGCGGCCTACGGAGAGCGTGAACTTCCTGAGAAAATTGAACTGAATCAGTCCAAGATGACGTTTGTGGTAAAGAAGCCCTTGGAATGGAAAAAGGGTTGGACCCTTTCCAAGAAGCAATTAGAAGAGTATCTGCTAGACATTCTTCCCGAGCACGGAGAAGATGTCTTTCGCGAGATTGTGAGTCGGCATGAACCGAAGTTGGTGGCGAAAGAATATTCATTTGATTTGAAGCCTATTTCAGAGGAATAGAGTGATTTGAGTTTCTGGGTGCTTTGAGTGCCTGTTGCATTTCTGCTAGCATCTCTTGCAGATGTAGAATCGTTTGTTGGGTTTGCTGAATACTTTTTTCCGGCAGGAATCCATGTTGGATCCTAGTCAGGTGCGCACCAACTTCTTGGTTCACGCGTAAAGCCCGAAGTGCCAGAGTATACAAAGGTTTCACCATCAATGTATGATATGGGACAACACAATATTTTTAAGTTCAAAATACAATGGATAAACGACTCAAAACACTCGCAGAAGCAGCAGCAGGTGCCGATCCTATTTATGATGAAATGGATTCTTTGTTAAAAGAAGATTACGACGAATTTGCGAAACCACCTCCAGTCCCGTATGCGAAATCATCTCCAATTCCAGCGATGAAACCATCCAAAGAAATTCAACCACAAGGCGTGAAAGGGATGGAATTGGAAAAAGAAGGTAAATTTTTAGAAAGTGTTCAGAATGAACTTACGACCATGATCGCTCATGACAAAGAATCGCAGTTGCGGGGCACCAAACAAAAAGGTATTGAATACGCGAACACATGTGCGATATACTCAATGATCGTTTTACAAAGGTATCTCGGTGTGAAATTTGATCTTCGGATGGCGATGCGGGATTTTAGTGCCGATGGAGTCAAGTTACGAACAGTTAATAATATTTTGGTTAAAACTGGATTACCATGGATAAAACACAAGTATCCAGATAATAACCCTATTCCAAAGAACTTCGTCACTGAAATACTAAACAAAGCAGCCGGTAACTTAGATTGTGGAATGGTGTTAACCCAAACTAAAGAGCATGGCGAGAATCAAATGCATCTTGTTGTATTTTACCCCGTATTAATGAGTGAAGATTATGCTGCACTTCGTATCATTGATTGTTCTGGAGAGGTTTCCAACTCACTGTTAGATCCAGACGTAAATGTTGTAGAAATTCTCTTCACTTCGGCGATGCCTGCTATTATTCCTAAACAATTAAGAGGAGGCGGTAGAAGAAAAACGAAAAAGAAACAATCATCCAGCAAGAAAACACATGGCCGACGTGTATAACCCCTATAACCCAGGAAACCGGTATTTCAGTGAGCGTGATATTCATGGGATTCTGCGAAAGCATGGACTCCCTCATTACCGCATCCAGAACCAGAAAGTCTTTCAAACTGCGATGGTTCATACGACATATGTGAGAAGAACCGAGTATACAACTCCCGATGGACGCCCAGCGCAACTCGCGCCGTGTCCTTCTGGTGTGATGCCGTTACAAGATGAATCCTATGAGTGTCTGGAGTTTGAAGGAGATAGTGTTCTGGGTGTCTGTGTTGCGACTTATCTGCGTCGCAAATACCCAGAGCGAAAGCAGGGATTTCTTACCGATGCGCGTAAAGAACTTGTGAACAACGAGCGAATTGGAGAGTTATCCAAACAAATTGGACTGAACAAGTTTTATGTCATCAGTCGGCATAACGAAGGATCGGCAGCAATTGATGGACGAAACAATACCAAGAAACTCGGAGATATCTTCGAAGCGTTTCTTGGTGCTCTTTGGACTGATTGTGGAAATCGGTTTCATATCGTATACACATTTGTAGTGACTGTATTGGAAACATACGTGGATGTAGAAGAAGCTGTTCATTCAGCTACCAATTATAAACATCTCTTTCAGAAATACTGTCAAAAAACACTTGGTTGCACTCCAACCTATGTGATGCTGTCAAACGATCCGAAAACAAATGAAATTCGCGTGGCTGTTTGTGATGGATCTGGGAACCATCTCGCATATGGCGTTGGATCCACACGCAAAAAGGCAGAACAAATGGCGTGTAGAGAAGCACTTACCGGCGTCTCGTATACCGACGATTCTTCTTAGATTTAGATTTGGTCTTCTTCGCACGACGTTTGCGGCCGCCCATTGCCATTTCTACATCGTTTGGAGCGTCTTCCTCCTTGAGCGACTTTAATAAATTTTTATATTTGTCCATGAATACTCCAAGAACCACTATATCGGCAGTCAAATGATAATCATTTCCAAATGTAGTGCGAAGTGCCTTCTCCCATGATTTTAAAGCTTCATGTACGGGATTCCCACGAATCATATCATTCAGTTTTCCCATCAACTCTCGTTTCTGTGCTTCTGTAGCACGTTTTGGGAGTGCCTCCATCAAGTTTAACATATCAGCATGAACAGCATCCGCCATTTAATGAGTAGAAAAGATTACTTCTTTTGGGTAGTTAAACGGCGTCTCGTATACCGACGACTCTTCTTGGTCTTCTTGGTCTTCTTCCCACGACGACGCTTGCGACGACCGCCATCTTCCACTGCCATGTTCTGTTGTTGCCCGATCCGTCTCTCCAATTCATGTTTGAGTGTCATGATTTCAAACGCAATATGACCTTCTTCATTTCCATCTACACCAAATGGATTGTTGAGCATGTAAAGAGTATTCTGTGCCCGCATCAAAAGTTCATGATCAACACCTTGACCGGCATTCATAATTTGCTGACAAACTAAACGCAAGGTTTCTTTTTGTTGAGAAAGAGGGGCATTTTGTCCAAGATTCATCAACGTATCTAGCAGTGACTGGTAATTCATTGTATTTACCTACGTTTTTTCTGTGTCATGAGTTTTCCTTTCCGATATCTTTTCAGAGTAACACCTCGTGTATGAAGAACAGACTTGGTGCAAATGGCAATCGCAGCAGATTCTTTGTTCTTCGCCTTCACGGTTTTCCGCACTCCCTTCACACAACGGTCAAACTTTTTACGATACGCGCGAGTTCCCATTTCTATCTAGCAAGAGAAACGCGGAGGTTACTCAAGTAGAATTTATCCTCGCAAAGTATAAACACAAATGGGTGGTGGTCTCCTTCAACTCGTTGCTTATGGCGCCCAGGATGCCTATCTCACTGGCAATCCTCACATCACGTTCTGGAAGATTCTCTACAAGCGTCACACTAATTTTGCCATGGAGGCCATGCGCGTGAACTTTACAGGTGCTCCTGTCTATGGACAGCGTGTAGTCGCAGTTGTAAATCGCAATGCCGATTTGATTTGGAAGAGCTATGTAGAAGTGACTCTCCCAGATACAACTGGTCCCGATGCGTCTACTTCGGAGTCCAACACAGATGATATCTGGTGGTCTGCAGGCGCTCGTCGTCGTCTCGGTTACCTTCTCCTCCAGCAGATTGAGGTTGAAATTGGTGGCCAGATCATCGATCGCCATTACGGTGAATGGCTCTATCTCTGGGAGACCCTGACATCTAACTTTGATGAGTCCGTAAAGTTGGACGCTATGTTGGGTGGTCAATATTCGGGTGCAGTGTCTACTTCCCTCACTTGCGGTGGTCGTCCTCCTGTCCTCTACATCCCCCTCCAGTTCTGGTTCAATCGCAACCCGGGTCTTGCGCTTCCTCTCATTGCTCTCCAATATCACGAGGTTCGGTTTAACATCACCCTGAACGATGCGATTAACCTGGTTTCTGCCAACAGTAACAACAGCTCGGCAAATACCATCTCCAAGGCTGCTGCTGCTCTTCCAGCACTCAAGGATATGGCCCTCTACTTTGACTACATCTATTTGGATGTGGATGAGCGCCGTCGCTTTGCTCAGGAGTCTCACGAGTATTTGATTGATCAGCTCCAATATGAAGGACAGCAGCAGATTACCACGTCTTCTGCTCGTCTTGATCTCACTTTGAACCACCCTGTCAAGGAGCTCGTATGGGTCTTCCAAGATGCTCGCTATACTGACTGTGGTGCAGTTACCAGCGTCACAAACCCCGAAACGGGCGTGAATGCAATTTCCACTCTGCCATTCACATACAACGATATCGTAAACCGCTGCCGTATTCAGCTCAATGGTCAGGATCGGTTTGATGAACGGTATGGTGATTACTTCTGGAAGGTTCAGCCTTACCAACACCACACCGGAGGTGCATTCGGTCCTATCCGTCGTGCTACAACCACAAGTAGTAGTATCACTCCTGCCACTGCAAACCCAATTAACGTGTATTCGTTTGCTATCCAGCCCGAGGAACATCAACCATCTGGCACATGCAACTTCAGTCGGATTGACAATGCGACCCTTGTGTTCGACAGTGTCACCTCTGGTGTTGCTGGCACATATCCTACCAAGGCATATCCTTACAACTTCCGCATTTACGCAGTCAACTACAACATCTTCCGGATTATGAGCGGGATGGGTGGTCTGGCTTACTCGAACTAAGCTCCTTCTTCAGTTTTTCTAGATACAGAATCGCATCCATGTGCTCTTCCTGGGCATGATTAATCCAATCAAGAACAGACAAATCCGTTCGATCTAGATCTGTTCCATACTTCTTCTTTCCAAACTCCGAACGAGCACGAAATTTTTCAATAATGGCGGTCACAATGCTATCCATTTTTGAAAAGAAAGTCGCCAATGAGTAAATGGCCATCCCACGTGTCTACTGGTATGTTCTGTTGATCGTGATGATGGAAACCTTAGCAATGTCCTGCTTCAAGCGGAGTGTGGACAATACTGCCTTTTTCGCAGTCGGAGTTCTGTTCTATGCGATTGTTGGGTATTTGCTCCGTCTTACCTTCAACGGAACAGGCATGGCAATGACCAACGCATTGTGGTCAGGACTTTCTGTCGTGGCTACAACCGTTGTAGGAACCATGTTGTTTAAGGAAGTTCTTCATCTTCATGACTTCTTTGCGATTGCACTCATCACATCAGGGGTTATGATCCTAAAGGTGACTGAGTAATCGCAAAGCGATGAAGCGATCCCTCGATAATATGATATCCCCACATGGGAATCAATTCATCCACTCCATCGTAGGCAATCACAAAGCACCATGCATCCATGATACGCTGTTGTTGTCTACGGTTTGCTTCTGCAAGAACCACCTGTTCCATTGCTGAAAAAGACGTAAACATCCGCATATCCTCCCAGTCTGGATTTCCGGTTGGAACCAAAAGATAGAGCATCTACTTCTTTTTCCGGTCTCTCTCTGTAAGTTTTGTGTTCGGTTTGCATTTGCCGATCCCCTTGGTCTGTTGCAACATGATAGGAGCAGGCGCGTTTTCTCGGGGACAGTCTACATGATTATGTCCAAGAATGTGCCCCATTTCATGCGAGACCATATACTGCCGATAGTCTTTGAGTTGCAACTTGCTCGGAGATGCACCTTCTGTCCACCGCATTGCATTGAGATACATATGTCTTCCATTCATCTCTGCACAGGACAGAGTTCCATCGCGACATCCATTCTTCGCAAGATACTCGGGAGAGGACAGATGAATTACAACATCAGGAGACCGGCTTCGTGTGAATACGTATCCTTCAGACACCCAACCATCGGGATCCGCAAGATAGGCTGCGACTTCTTCTGCGAAGTGTTTGGAAGGATACTGGACGTCTGGATCCACCACTGTAGTGTATAGGATCTTCATTGTCTTGACAGAGTGAAAATGGATTTTGAAGATTCCTGTTCAAAAAGTATACAAAATGAATTGTGCTGCTCGTCGTATCTCTTGTGGTCTTCCAAGATCGGTTCAAAGTTTCTGTGAAATGGGATGTATTTATCGTGAATCTTCCTTTCGTCATTTAGGATGTCCTCGTGCGACAAAACTAGACGGATGCTTTGCTCCCTGTCATCCAGATGATTGTTCATGTGTTCCAAAGAAAAAGGATTGTATTGTTCGCACTCTAACAAAGAAGGAGAAAAATGAAGTGTTCTTGTTGCAAAAAGAAGACACACCTCGAGTTCAAATGCTTATGTGAAAAAGTATTCTGTGTATCTTGTCAACTTCCAGAAGTTCATAAGTGTGAAGTGAAACGGGATGCAAAAATTGTTTTAGGCAAGGTTGTAGCACAGAAAGTGGATAAGATTTGAGTGTCTTGGGCGTCTAGAGGAATGCCTTTAGGTGTTCAGTCACAGGCAGGAGGGCATGGGTCATCCTCCATCTCAACGTCTTCAATTTCATCCTCCTCTAACTTGTTGATTTCCTTTTGAAACCTTTTCATGAAAGCAAACAGTGACTTGAATCCTCCATTTTTGTATTCAAGGACGCACGCACATCCTACTGTCTCGTCAATCTCAAATTTCAACTCCATATCCCCTTTTCTCAACTGAATTGTCCAAAGAGTGGCCTGCTGATCGATAGAATGGACTACAAGTCCGTTGCAGCGAGCAAGTGTGTTCTGAAGTGCGAGTTGAATGTTCATTTTCCCCAGTATCTCTGGGTCTACACTGAAAAAATCCGTTTTCTAGAATAATGAACGTTTTGTTGGAAGCAGTCATCGTCGGTCTTGTCTTGATTCCTATCTACTGGGTTGCTGAGAAGGTTGTTGGCGCGCAAGGAAAGTGGGTGACTCTCTTTGTAGCAGGAGCAGGGTTTCACCTTCTGTTTGAGGTTCTTGGGTTGAACAAAGCGTATGCTCAGATGAAGGTTTAAGTGGAAAAAGATTGCTCTTTTTCCTCCACCTTTTTACCCCCTATTCCGCCCGAAACCAATCCCAAGGATCCTCCATTCCAATCAGGTCTGTATGCGGTCCATCTTCCCGACACTTCTTACACATGTATCCCACATCCGTCTTGATTGGGGATACATGGTGTGCCAAACACATACAACAATCGCGCCAAACACATTCCTTGCGAACCTGATGACCCCGCCACAGAGCTTGAATGAGAGTTGCTGATTCGTCTTGGCGAATGTAATACTCTTCAAATGCTCTGCGAAGCATCCCCATCAAGCGGTCATACGCCATCCGCTTTTCCTCCGCATCCCAGAAGGCCTCTAACCTCCAACGTCCAGGAGCCTGTTGAAGTTCAGCATCGAGATCTAACCAGTCTTCGATGTCGTCTCCATACTTCCAAGGTTCCTCCGCCATGTCTTTCCAAACATTGAAGTTTGAAACAGACCTACTATATACAGGTTCAGCTTCCGCCGACATATACCCAATTGCGTAATCGCCCCACGAAACGATACCCGCGCCGATCTGTGTGCCAGAGGCGAGGGAAGACTGCTGTTGGTCATTCATCATTTCTCCAGAGATCCATTGGTTATGGCTGAACAAATCCGTTTTCGGAAGCTAAAAAATTGACAGATCATGTATGGTTAGCTACTTCTATATGTTTAGAATCTAGCAGTCATGCGGACAAAGGATCCTTGATACATTGGACGATTCCTCATAGATTTGTATGCTGCAACCAACGAGTTAACTTCGTCTTCCGATAAATCAGATACATATTCTAACCAAAGTTCCATCTCATAACCCTCGCGATCTTCTCCATATGTGCGAAGATATCCCTTCCTACGAGTTACACGAAAGTGAGTTCCGAATGTGAAGGCTAATCTCCATACGATATCCGTGTGTTGAACGATGCGATCTACAGACATTGGACGTTCATCGTCGAAGATTACAGTATGATGACCGCTTGCAGAGAGATCCGCCATTGTCTCCCGATCCAATCCTGTGTGATATGTAACTGAATATGTCCATAGTTTTACTTCCTGTGGCCTTCCATTGCGAATCGCATCTTCCAATTCTTCTAAGATTTGATTCCTGCGAGGGAGCATCTCATTCAGAATACTATCGTAGAGAAGATCTGCGTAATTGCGAAGGGTGCGTGTGTTTCGTTCATGGGATGCGAGAACAAGATCATTAAGCTTGTTTGCTGCCAATCCAGTGTTGCTAATTTCTTCAAGAAGATCTGAATTCATTTGTGGTGTAAGGAAATGGAATTAAATACGAATTTAATTCGTTTTTGGCTGGCGAAAACGGATTTATTGTTATCCTTCCTACAGAACTTCCCCGTCACAATGTCTTCCTTTGTTATCGTTCCTATTGAGCACAACATCAAGCAGGCCATCACTGCAGCTATCAAGGCAGTTGAGTTTAAGAAGTATAATGTTGATCCCGACGAAGTTGTAGATAATCTCCTCATGGATATCTTCAAGACACTCTTTCCTTCCAATCCTTCCCTTGTTTCTGTGGAGCGTGTAGAGGTTCAAATTCCTATCGTTCCAGCCCCTGCTCCAGAGCCACAGCCAGAAAAGAAGAAGAGGGCACCAGCTAAGTCAAAGGCAAAGCCAGCTGAGGAGAAGCCAGCTGAGGAGAAGCCAGCTGAGGAAGCCGAGGAGAAGCCAGCGCCTAAGAAGCGTGGTCCCAAGCCTAAGGTTGTCAACTTGGCAAAGTTGGATGCTGAGCAAAAGAAGGTTCTCAAGAAGGCTGGTGCCGATGCAAAGGCGTTCTTAGAACATTTGAATAAGCTCTCGTCAGACGAATACAGCGCTTCTACGTTTGATGAGCATGTGACCAAGTTCACTGCTCCTCCTCCCGAGCCACATGTTGTTCCAGAGTTTGTCAAACAGAAGTTCTTGACAGTTGAGTATCCTAAGGGTTCTGGAAAGGAGTATCATGTAGATCCAAAGACACAGAAGGTTTATCGGATGACGGAAGGTTCTGATATCCATTCCGAGGATTATGTAGGAGATGTTGGATTGCTCGAATTCGCAGACATGGAGCTTCCAGAGGACAATGAGTAAATGTAAAGTGACGGGACGTGTATGCTACTGTTAACATTTTTTACATTGGTCTGGAGTTGTTACATCAGGTGCTTCTGGAGACATAAATTCGCCCAATGCCCGTTCTTGGGTTGGAAACACACGTGAATCGCGAGCATTCTGAGCAGCATTGACTTCTACATACTGACGAACCAAGGAAGTAAATGCTCCAGCTCCATCTTGTTGACGAATGATGCGAGGGATTAATACAGTAAACTTCAATGTTACTCTGCGAACTCCTGTAGTATCACTCAGATATACAGTTACAACTGTTTCACCTGTGCGCATAGGAGATCCTGTAATTTTTTGCGTAAGAGGATTCCAGGATAATCCAAGTGGTAAATCAGATGAATTCAAACTTATGTATACTGTTCCACTTCCGGATGCCGAGAAGACAATTGGCTGAATTGTCATATATTGGTAATAGATGAACGAAGTTTGAAGTGGAGATACTAAGGTTGGACCGCCTGTAAACGGAGAGGAAAAGATGAGCGTAGAAGAGACGGATGGATTCGCAGAAACCAAACTTGCTGCAAGTGATCCTACTGAAGACCCCGCATATCCCAATACAGTAAAGGGTGTAGAAGATGGAATGCTTGTAGATACGATTCCTGAAATTACTCCACTTCCATCAATAGAGAGACCATACGTTGGCGATAGACCTGATAAATCAAAGGATGTTACGGATGTTCCACTATATGTAACACTATGAACTGGAATTGAAACGGGAACTCCTGCAGCAGTTGTATAGGATGTTTCATCTGTAAACAGTAGGACAGAATCTGGGACAACTGTGTAAGAGTAAACACGACTATCCGAAGTATATACAGTGGATGCTATAACCGTAAAACTTCCATTTGAACCAATCAGTGGTGTTCCTGTTAAAAGACCAGTTGGAGATAACGTCAAGCCAGATGGAACATCGGGGGATGTATACCGAACAACAGCACGTCCACTCAATGAAGTTGCTGTAAATTGAACTGGAGTAATTGCGACATTCTGAACGAATGCTAATACAGGATTATTAAAGGTATACGTATCCGCTAAAATCGCATAACGAGCAGTCGCATTGTTGGATACCGATGTAGCAGGTGAAGAAGCCGTGACCGTTAAGGTTGTAAGTGAACGCGTAGAGGATGGAGTTCCAGATAAATCATAGAGATTTGTGTCTGTTTGTATAAGTGAAATTCCTGTTCCAGAGAGATCATTTGTAGTCATAGTAACGTTACATCCAGATAATGTGGACGCACGGAATTGAATTGGACTTGTATAGTAACCAGTCTTAGCTGAACTCAATGGACGTTGAAGAATAAAGTTATAACAGATATCTGTCGTTGGAATTGAAAAGAAGACTTGATCATTGGAAACAGAAATTGTTGCGGTTGTATCGGCAGACACATTATTGACATTGATTGCTCGGATTGTATATGTATTGGAGCCAGTAGACGTTGGTGTTCCAGTCAAGGATGCTCGTTGTGTTGAATATACAAACGAGAGAGATAAATCGCTGCGAAGATCAGGAGAGAAAATGGTTGTGATAGGGACAGACGTAGTTGAAAACCGAGTGCTTGCCGAGAAACTATTGCTTGTGCTGCTAGATTGAACAGCTGCTCCTACGTATTGAGGAGTAATTGTAAATGGATCAAAGACTACGGTTTCCTGGAATGCAAATGTAAAGGACACATTGCTCGAAATAGCAGGAGTTGTTTGCCGCGTGGCTGTAAGCGTGACTGTGTATGGAGATGAAGTTGTTTGAAGAGCAGCTACAGTCGGTGCTCCTTGTAACTGAATACTATAACTTAAATCTGTCACCACAAATCCAGACGAAACTGGAGTTCCACAAAGATCTGTAAACTGAATACCGGATGGAAGAGCAGGTGACCATGTATACCTTACATTGCTAGCTAGAACAGGATACGGAGGGCAACGAGCAGTGACGAGCACAGGAGAAATAGACACATCCGTAGAAACTCCTTGAATGAGTGTGGATCCAGATGTATTTAGAATGACACGTTCACCAAGCACACGCATATTCGTAAGGACAGATACGACTTGCGCAGAATTGGAAAGACCATTTGCCAGAATACGATAATTGCTTGACAATTGTTGAACCAAAGGAGTTCCTGTTAAATTAAATTCATTGGAGGCAACACGTGTAAAGGAAAGACCTGGTGGCAAAGCAGGGAAGGAAACTGGATTGGACAAAGAAATCGTTGCCTTAAATTGGACAGGATCAATAGGTTCATTCCGATAGAATGTGTAAACACTATTGTTCGCAGGTGGGAAGAAACGACCACTGTTTACGTAAACTGTATTGCTAAGTGTTTCCATAATCAGTCCACCAGATACATCGTCTATAATCAGAGACAACGCATTGCTAGAAGCAGCAGTGGGACCATTCACAGATGAGAAGGATATTGTTCGCGAGTTTACATTGGATAGGAACTGGATAAGTTCGGTAGAAGACCGCGAATAACTCAATGTATCACCAGCAGAAACCTCAGGGCGAAGTGTATATCCATACGAGAAGGGTTCATATTTATACACATTCACAATATCACCGGGATTGGTAGATCCATCAATGCGAGATGAGACCACGATAGGAAAATTGGATGTTTCTACAATTGTGTATCCAGAAGGCACTGTCCCACCCGGACGAGCGCTTGGAACGGGAGGACGAATCACGCGGATCTGATTTGTTCCTGGTTGTGCGACATATAGATTGGATCCAGAGACTACAATCTTAGCAGGATTCGAAAAAGCTGCTTCTATAAGAGCATCTCCATTCACAGATGCGACAACTCCTGACCTTCCCGCGTAGCGCGATACTTGTCCATTTGAAATAACACGTGTGATTGGGTCTAGAAAACCTTGTTGGACATAAATACTTCCGTCCAATGGATCGATGTCTAAACTTCCCGTGTATTGAAAGGTGGCATTGGAAACATCTCCATCTTTAGAACCGGCTGCTCCTGTGCCTGCTACGGTAGATACAACTCCGTTCGATATTTTTCTGACCCTGTTGGTTGCATCCAAAAAGTAGATCGTTCCACTGGGATCTGCTTTGAGTCCGTATGGTGTAGTTGTTGTCGCAACAAGTGATTGTTGTGTGTAAAAAGATGGAGCATTTATGCTAAAAACCTTCCGATCCGATGCTTCAATGTCTCCAGATGGAGTGGAGAACGAAGACCAGGAAGTTCCGTCTGTAGACTTCGCATATTGAATTGAATTGAGTGAATTAACTCCGCGTGCCAACCATGTAGATGTATTTGAATTGTAGGTTATAGACGTTACGTTGCTTTCAATGACAGTTTGCCCAGTGTTTGTCCAACTTGTAAGATTACTGCTATATGCGATAGTGCCTGTTCCAAGGATAGCATCTCCTCCCACTGCAACCCATAGTCCATTTGCGTAGAGAACCTGTGTTCCTACAAAGGCTACTCCTGAAATACTTTCAAGTGCAGAGATACGACTCCATGTAACTCCATTGTCAGTAGAATAACGATACGGTTCAGAGCCTCCTCCCGCTGTTCCCATAACAATCCAATTTGAACTTCCATCGGTTGTAACACTACGACCTGTGCCAATAAGAGTCGAACTCGAACGTCCTGTCCAACCAGTTAAGGTAGAAGAGGTGATAATAGAATGAGTCCCAGGAACACCGGTAACAACCCATACACCGGCTCCATAGGCTACCGCTCGTCCTGAGGACATAAGCACGGATGTTCCTGTGACAGGTGTAAATATTGATGTAGGACTTACACTATTCGCTGTTAAATCGGTCATATACGCAACGCTTGAAGTTCCAAACATAAACTGATCTCCCACTACTACACAATCACTTGCATCGTTTAGTGCCACTGCGTTTAACGGGATTATACGTTCTAATGGGGGATCTATGACCTCCAACCACGATCCTGAGGTTGGAAATGAAGAAGGTGTAGTTACAAACGCATTCGATGCCATTCCACCCGAACCACTTCCTACTACAATAATTAAACCATCGCTTGCTCGTTGTGCGATCCCATTCAACAAATCAAACCCCGGAGTATTTGGGTAGGTTGTCATGGATGTGCTAGAAAGATCAAACAAACGAACATTTGATGAGTTGGATGATAAAACACCAAATGGATTGGCAAAAGGAACAATAAATCCCGCACTTCCATCAATCCCACTTCCCGGTCCAACAACCGTTCCTACATTTCCACACACATCAATCTTCCGAATGGCATTGTTCCAATAGTCTCCTACATAGACACTTCCATCTGGATGTGCAGCCAAACTATATAGATTTGAAAACCGAGCGTTTGTTCCATTGGCATCGGTATAACCAGATGTAGTAGACCCTGTTACAGTCGTTACAATTCCATTGGAAACTTTCCGAACTGTAAACTGATCACCTATATACCAGTTTTGATTGATGTCTACATCAATATCGTAAGGATCTTTGAATTCACACGTTGCTAACGGTCCATCCGTCTTCCGACTTACACCTGTTCCGGCAAAGCGAGTGACTGTGCCATCTGTATCTATTTTACGAATCATATAGTTGTAATTGTCTGCCACATACAGAACACCATCTGGGTCTACCGTCATACCACGAGGGTAGTTAAACCGAGCATTTGAAGCAGGACCATCTAAATATCCAGAAATTCCTGATCCAGCGTAAGTATTTACAGTTCGTGGGTTCGTAGAAATCGCATCTACGATTAACGTCCCAACATTCCCAGTTCCTGTGTAACCAGTTGTAGAGACAAACCGATTTCCACTTGTAGCTGCTACCACAGCAGGTGATGAATCGGTAAATTGGATTGTTTTTGTGTAATTGGAAAACGTAGATCCAAACGATACATCAAAGGGAGTTTGATTGTATACTTGACCTGTAAATGACGTTGGATTATACACAATTGGCATTACTTGTTAGTGGGGTTAATTGTTTTGACAACCTTCCGTTTAATAGCAGTCTTGGGTCTTAACTCAGACATTCCGCCTGTCTTAGGCTCAAGGGATTGGATTTCCTCAAAGCGTTTCTGGGCCTCCTCCATAGAAAGGCTGCGGTAGACCATATCCAGTTTCAACAGGAGATGTTTGTCCATACTCTTCATTGCGAACATTTCGCGTGGCAGAATACCATGTTACAGGAGTAAATGGAATTCGCTTTTGCTCTTGTTCTTGTTGCGCTGTTGAGTTATATTGGGTATACAAAAAGAACACAAATGTCCCCAAAACCAATGCCAAAAGAACAAGATTAAACGTCCATGCCGTTGCTTGGACGAGTTGATCTCGTCTCAACAACAACTGGTTTTCAATGCGGTGAAGATCTTCACTGCGGATGAGATGGTTCATTGCTATACACTGCGCCAAGAAAGCGCAAAGTTTCACGAATCCATGGAGAACTTACACATGGACAAATACGAATTTTTTCTGGATAGCGATAAACCTGACGCAAAATATCATTGATTTCTCGACGAGACTTGTCCTTGAAGCAAATGTCTAATGTTGTATTGGAATAGCGTAACAGGTCCATTGCTTATTCTTTCCAACTCACCGTAACTTCATTTTTTGCATTCTTGGATACTTTGTAGTTCGGAAACCATTGGCGAACCATTCCAGTGAGGATAATCACTTCTTCGTCGTTCTCAAAGATAACTGTATCAAACCCGTGTTCTTTTGCATACTCGATCGTTCGTTCCATATGACGTTTGGATTCTTGCATGAGAAAGAGATAGTCTTTGTTCATTTCCATTCACTTCGGAAATATTCTATTAAATTCCTTTTTGAATTAAACTCTCTTCCGAGTTGTCCGCTTTCCACGCTTCTTTGTAGACCGACGTTTCCGAGTAGAACGATGTTTCTTTCCACCTTTCAACCACGCCTTTGCTGGATCAAACCCTGGATGAGATGGATTTGTTTCTTCACTCGGATAAAGAGGGCGTGAAAGCTCGCCATAAATATCCTGTGTTAATTTCTTCATACGCCTAGGGTCTCCGGGCTGTAATACAGGTGCCTTTCCAAGTTGTCCCCTCTCTTCCCTAACTTGTTGCGGTGCGCCACGTTGAAATCCCGAACTCGCAGGAGCACTCATATCGTAAGTTGCTGGTCTCACGTTTCCAAAGGAAATCCCCTTCTTTTGCGACGACATTTATAGTTAACAAGGAATTTACGCGGAGGAGGTATTCATTGCTTACATTTACCACCGAATGTGAATGTGATTGTTCTTCCACGACACCTCTAGGTCGGGGAACCAGTGGTGAATCTGGTCGGCAGACATCCATGCCGAATCGGCAATCATAATTGACGTCTGTGTCGTTCCCTTCGTTTCCTCAATCTGCTTCTTCAGTTCCCGATAGAGAGCACTGTCCATTTAGATTTTTCCTCTGAGAAAGAGTGTTAAAATTTTACGCAGATGAAGTGAGGCTCTGTGTGTAAGGATTCTTACGGAAAGCGTCCAAGATAGCAGGTTCATTGCGCTCCGTGTAAAAATCCTGTTTGAGAGGAACCACATACTTCGTAGAACCCTGAAGATCAGCAGTAGGCGCTTGTCCACCCAATGTCATCAAGGGAACTTCAAACCCACGAGAATTGTTCAGAAGGGTCTCGTCGCGATGTGTCTGAACATTGTAAGATTGAGGACCAGCCTGAAGAGCAGCACCACCCACGGGACCTGCTGGAGTTGGACGGCCTTCCACGGTTAGTTTCATAAATTGCTGGAATGGCTCTGTGAAGGCACGGATATAGGACAAATATCCTCCTGCAGCTGCCTGACCTGCTCCCTTGTAATCTACAGATGTGCTCTCACGGTTCTGGAGCTTCATCAAGTTGGTAGGATAGATAGCAGATGCCACTTGTTGACCAAGGGTTGTGTTGACGTGAGGCAAAGAACCATCTGCTGCTTGAAGAACCTGGAAACGATCGGGGCGGTTCTTCTTGACAGGTGCCTGGATACCTGGTTCGGTGATGTAATGTGATCCTGGAACAACCTCTCCCTCATATGTAAGCTTGGGTTTATTGGCAACACGAATTTCATCGGTCGTTTTGGGAAGAGCAAACTCGCGAATCGCATCCTGTTGGTATCCACCGGATGGCAGATTGGTATATCCATCGTTTACACCAGGACCCACGCGAACCTGTTCGATTGGAAATACATTCTTGGTGGCAAGCGAAGTAACCATACGAGATTGTTCAAAGTCGGTCTCCACTTGTTTGCCCCAAGGAAGTCCGGTAGCAGGTTCGGGTTTGAACATAGCAGGTGCTTCTTCCTTGTGGAAAAAGGTGTTCTTTCCAGATCCAGTATAGGTATCCAAAATCCCATCGGTAGCACCATTATACATGGACTGTGTGACGTTAGCACCAAAGTAAGGAACCATGTTGTTGTGACCCTCTGGCGACTGGACAATTGTTACACGTTCGGTTTCCGGAGCAGTTGGCCTTGGTGACACAAAGGTTTCCTTTGGATTGATAGTCGGAGGACTTGATTTTGAAGGCTGTATCTGAGGAGCTAGCGCATATCCAAGCGCAGCAAGACCAAGGAGGAGTGCGACTTCCATCTTTGTTGTAAGACACGCACAAGATTATTTAAAGACATACCACATTGTTCAAGTAGCGACATAGCTCAGCGGGAGAGCGTTGGGCTCATAACCCAAAGGTCTGTAGATCGAAACTACGTGTCGCTAAAGAAACACTTGTAGCTCAGTTGGTAGAGCAAGGGTCTTATGAGCCCTAGGTCGCGGGTTCAATTCCCGCCAGGTGTAGTTCGCGAAGTATTCGCATCCCTTGACGGCTTGTTTGTTTCAAACGGCGTCACGGCATGTGCTTGCGGCTTGAAGACAAGCCATTGAAACGGATACGTGGTTTCCACTCCTTTGGCAACGGGGACGTTTACCTTTGTTTGCATCTCCTTCTTGTCGTAATGTTTCGGTTGAACAATCTCCATCTTAAAATGTGCTTAGGAAATAATGTATCCTCTGCTTCTCGCATTGGCAGTAGCGGTGTTCGCAGTTCTAAAAGCCCGTGAGCATTTTGGATTAGTGATAGGGACTCCAGATATCATAACTACGGATACAAAGACAGAAGAGGGAGTTGAAATTTTTAGCACATATCCGAATACATGCCCCAAAGATAGACCAGAACTGGAGGCTGGTCTCTGTTATCCTCGCTGTCGCGCGGGATTTCACGGAATTGGACCTGTATGTTGGGCAGACAGTGTAAATGTAGGGGTAGGAATTCCAGTTGGATTGAATCCGTGTCCAGATGGATGGAACAACGATGGTCTCATTTGTCGCCAGCCGATTACCAACGATTGTAGTTGGAAATGGCTAGGTATCTGTTGGGGCAGACTTCGTGGAGGCAATTTGCGTGGAAGATTGAACCCTTATTGTCCAAAACCTATGCGCGTGTCTGGAGACGGATATGATACATCGCAGAATGATTGTCGTTGGGACCCAAAGAATCCCCAAAGTCAATTATATCCAAAAACAATGGGCGTGTGCGTAGGCCCAGGCGCATTGTCTAATGATCATCCAGAATATGTGGATGGGTTATGCTATAAACGGTGTCCTATAAATTTACCTGCTCGTATTCCAGGTATGCCTTATCTCTGCTACAAAGGCGAAGGCTTGTCGTATGGTCGTGGAGTTGGACGTGTTCCAAACATGGTTCGGTTTGGACGCATATGGAGTCCATTTTAATAATCTATATTCCGGCAGTCCCAAGACCAACTACCTCCCTGTTTCTTGATACATTCTCCATTGGGTGCCCAATTTCCACCCAACTTGTCACATTCTAACTTGGTATACAAACGAACTTGAGTATTTCCAAGCTTACCCTTTTGTCCAAGCATTCCACATGGACGATCAGCGGTTGGAAGACTAGGATCTAATCCAGGAGCGCCTCTTTCACCTCTATCGCCCTTGTCGCCTTTCGATCCAGCTGTTCCTGCTGGTCCGACTGGTCCTGCGGGTCCTTGTGGTCCTGAATCTCCCTTTAATCCTTGTGGTCCCATAGGTCCGACTGGTCCTGCGGGTCCGGCAGGTCCTACATCACCCTTTGGTCCAGGAGGACCTTCAGGACCCTTCAATCCATACGGAGCAGCTGTATATGCCGAGGATGACGTCGGTGCTTCCGAGAATTCATTTCCATATTCAGTAAACTTCTCGGTGACAAGACCTTGAAGATTCTGAGAAAACTGAGCACCATAGTTTTGTGCTGAATATCCTGACCAAATTTGACGAGACCAAGGTGATACATTCATTGACTTGAGCATTTCTTTGAACCGGTTCACCATACTCTTGAACGCTTCGGAATCGCCAGTTGGCAATGGAGCAGGTGGAGTAAAGTCACCCTTTGGCTTGAATCCAAAACAATTCACACCAAACTTGTTGTTTGGATCCATATATCCACCGTTTACACCAGGACGACCACAAGCTGTGCGCTTCCCCGGATCTACTTCGCGTTGAAGTTCCTCCCATGTCCCCTTTTGAGTAGGATACAATGCCAGACCACCTGCTGACCATCCGTATCCACACCATTCTGCTCCATGATTGTATGCCTCCGTGATTTGTTCCAATGTCGCAAGCTGAGCACCATACGCAGCGCATACGGCCGATGCCTCGTCATAGGTGAACTGATTGTCTGCAACGTGAAAGACTTCGCTTCCTACTTGTGGTCCACCTGCAAGTGGAACAACTGGAGACACGACAGGAGCAGTTTCTTCCTTCGAAATGTCTACAATCCCATAGTAGACAAGGACTATGATAGCCAATGCTACAAGTGCCCACATCGCGATCACTGCGAGAAAGGATCCCGTGGATGCGATGACAAAGACAGAAACTGTCAATAGAAAAATACTTACAAGGATTCCATACACTGTAGGTGTCATTTCTTCTTCCGTAGACGCCATTCTTATTCATTCAATGCGATAATACATGAGCAACCGCATCGTATCTACCAATGGAAAGTGACTTGGATCGTAACTTTTCACATGCATATCATTGAACTCATACCACGGTTGTCCTGGAGGTAGGTCGCGACCAAATGTATACCAATGTCCTCCATTAAAACATACAACCGCGAACAGTGCATAGGTGTGATTATTTAACTTAAGCTGTGCTGCATACGTTACAGATGTTTTTAAAGAAGTTGTATGAAACACAAGCACCTTTGGAAAGGAACCCACCAAGAACTGGCGTGTACATCCCTTCTCATGGCATTGTTCACATTTCCAATCTGAAATTGTAACCGGCGATACAGCTTCTACGATCGCATCTGTAACAGACATTTTAGGCCGACTGGGAGCAATATCAAACTCAACGACAGAATCATTTCGTGTATCTGAATAGGAACACTTTGAGTTGTTACACCGAATTGTATGTGCGATCTTGAAGCGCATCATTTTATCGAGGAAAGGAACCTTATCACATAAGAACTCAAGTAATTCATGAGAATCGCCAATGTCTTCTCCTGCTGGCATTGTGCTCGTTTTTACACATTGATAGAAGTCCTTAAGACCCTCTTCTCCCTTGGAGCTATAAATTTCAGACAATGTGACTTCGACTGCATTGGAATCATCTTCTTCTCCATCCTTGAATCGTTTCTGCAAATCAGGGATGCGGAAGATACCTTGTAAAGCTGCATTGATCCAACAGGATCCACGTTGATTGCGAAGACCGAACATGGTTGCTGGCATTTGTTTGTATGAAACTCTAAATCCGTTTTCTCACTTATAGAACGCTGAAAAGTCTGCCAAGAATGGAACTGGATCTGGTTTAGAGGAATAGGAACTGGTTGAGAAGTTCTTGGCAAGACGGTAAGGATCTGGAATAAGATCCATATCTCCTGGTTGACGAGAAGAAGGGAAAAACCGCGCATTCGCATCCGTTCCCAAAGACGCATCAGAAGGAAGAACAGATCCAAACCCAGGTTGAGAAGGAGATGTAACTCCAACTCCATCAATCCGAGTGGATGACTTTCCCATCAACCCACCTAAGAGATCTGGATATACAGTTGATGTTGTTGAGTCTCCAGATTTTCCACCTGTATCCTCGCCAGCTCCTGAAAAGGGTGGTCCCCAGATCTTCTTTCCACTTCCTGATCGAGAACTACCGCTGGTAGGACCCATCAAATTGCCTGATGTTCCTCCTGTAGTGGTTCCAGAGACACTGCTAACTGGAACGTCGGTTGCTGTAGTTACCACGCTGGAGGGAACGGAGGTCATTTGAGACATACCAGTGGGACGTCTTACTGCATCGGCATTTCCCCCTTGTTCAGACGTTATCCCACTACCGGTAGCCCCAGCTGTTGATTGAGCCTCGCGAGCGCGTTGAGCCTCCTCGGCTACAGATTGTTTCATACAAACTGGTGTGCTACCTTGAAAGAAAACTACCATTCCGGATGGACATGTTGCAGGAATGGAATTACCACCTGGATCAGTTGGATCCGGCACGTTCCGTTTACATTTCCAAGATGTTGTAGAATCTTGAGTATATCCATTTGGACATATCAATGGGGCAGTGTCATTAAGCTGCCCTGCGTAATTTGTATTCCGTTCGCGAAGGACCAATGTAAGAATTACAAGAACAAGAACTCCAAGAACAATCCACCGCTTCATTACTTCTACAAAACATTTTTGGCACACGGTTCTCCTTCGTTACAGACAGAATATGGTTGTGTCTGAGTCCAACTCGTGCTTTTGTCCTTTAGATCACCTGGACGACTTGGCTCTGTCTGCGGAGTAGGTTCATAAAGACCTTCAGGTAATTCTCCTTTGCGAGAATCTGCTGGACGATAGATAGATTCAACCCGAGTATATACTTCATCCCGTGCGTTTCCTGGCTGAAGATTTGACCCCGTGAATCCTGCCAATGCTCCTGTGGTGACAGCTTGCTTTTGTTCACGGGCAGCTGATGTCGCAGTTAGCTCGACTCGGAAAGAGGATGCGATGATTCTGCGGAGAGCAACTGGATCTACACCAGCGACATTGGCATCCGGTGATTTCAGGAAAGCTTCTACATCGGTATCCTTTGGCTTCACAGGAGAAGGGACGTATACTTTATCATAAAAAGCTTGTAAGACGCGAACATAATCATCGTCGTTTCCGCCAATAGGAGCTTCTGCGTCGATTCGACTTCGCCAAATAGGACTGTCTAGGGAAGGGCGGTCGATCTTTGGGCGACAAGGAGTTCCACCACGAGTTACACCTGCTACTGTGCATTCTTCTGGATCTGTAAACCGTTCACGCACATGAAGTGCGAACAAAACCAGTGCTATTCCGACAAGCCACCAGACAATCATTGTTATTGAATGCTACAAGAAGTTTGCGGTTTCTCAAAGTCTAGTTTTGGCACAGGTTTCTGAGCACGAAGATCTTGACGATTCTTCTCTGCGCTATCTAGAGAATACACTCCACGCTCAACTGCCTTCATAGATGATTCTACTCCTTCCCAGGTAGGTGACATGGCATCGTATTTCTTCTGCGTTTCCATATCACGTGGTTTGAATTCCAAAAATCCAGTCCGAGTGGTTGTAGATGCATTGTAGGCCGTGCTTGGCGTTGTCATTTTCTACTTCTCCATATAAATGTCCAAGACGTTTGTGGGCGCAGCCAAGAAACAGGACGCCAAGAAAGCTCTTGAAAAACGTCCAGTTTTGGTGTTGTTTTATATGATTGGATGTCCTCATTGTGAGGCAAACAAACCTGCTTGGGAAGAGGCAAAGAAAGATGCTCCCGAAGGAATAGAAATCTTGGAAGTGGAGGCATCTGCGACACCTGATGAAGAGGGTGTTCAAGGATTCCCAACGATGAAGCACAAGAAGGAAGATGGCACAGAAAAGGTTACAACAGGTGAAAAGTCATCTGGAAAAGAGATCGAAGAGGAATTAGAACTCAAGTCTAAGAAGGGAAGTTCACGCAGGCGCCGCACCACCAAGCGTTCCCTCAGGAGGTTTCACAGCAGACGGAATCGGAAGCTCCGTTACCGTTCCCTTCGCAACTACGTATCCTTCCGACAGAAGCTTGTCCGTCCGAGCGTTCTTCCCGAGAAATTTTAAGAACCCCGCATGATCGTCTTCTGGGACCGTGTGGAAGTTGCGCTGACCTTGGACCAGATCAAATACATCCGAGGTATCCATATAAATATTGGATGTCTGAGCAAAGGCAGCATTGACCTTGTCACGCACATCCAAACGAGTGACATCAGCAGCAGGTGGCCGATCTGGATTGTCCTGAATATCTGTCAACGGAGCATTCATAAATGGATTATCCGCAGATGGCATTGTCTCTTCTGTGCCAACATATGAACTCACAAACCCTTCCGTGATCTTCTTCGCAGTTGGGAACCATGCATTCAAAAGAATACTGATTCCCATCACAAGTGGAATAATTAACAAATACCATGGATCCATGGACGTCAAAAACAGCAGAAACGCCAAATAAACAGAAAAGCGAACAACTGCGTTCAATGCTTCTGGAACTGTCATGGTAGGAGTTGGCACGAACACGGACCAACTGTCTTTTGTGAATAAACTGGATGGGTCGGAAAACCAGAACGACTCAGACATCTCTTATCCTTCACTTGCGAGCTTTTTCCTTCTGCTTCTTCTGTAGACGAGCCAACATTCGTGCCCGGCGAGCTTCGGGATGATGAGAAAGAATTTGTTGAGATGTGTTTCCAGTTGTTCCACCTCCTGCGTCGCCTACAATCATCTCATTGAGATACTTTCCAAAGGCAGATTGAAACTTAGCACGCAGCATTTCAATTTCACGTGTGAGTTCTTGTTGGTTAATCTTTCCCGATTGAATACGATCTTTCAACACTTCTTGTGCGCGTTCTGCTAACACGGTCAATACAGTGCTTTCTTGTGGATTCCGAAGCATTGCGAGAATCTTCTCAGGATCTTCGAAATCAATTCCGAGATCATCATACTGAACTGCTTGGGCGATCTCACCTACCAAGGATGCCAACCGAGTGTTCATCACCAACTCCAACATCTCCTGAAGAGAAGATTGAGTTTCTTCGTCATCCAAAATCTTAGAAATCTCATCCGCATGATCGCCTGCTCCAGGAATTAACGTCTTTGCTGTTTCCAAGATCTTTCCAAACTTCTCCTTAGGATCTCCGCGAAGAACGGAATGAAGAAGTGCCATGCTTAGCATAGTCCACTCTTCTTCTGTGCCTTCCCATGGAACCTTCACGCCTGGAAACAGATCAATCTCCGCTAACAAACTATTGTCCTTCTTAAGCACACGGAGGATCTGTGGAAGAAACGTATCTTCCATGTGCGTGAACAATTCCTCTGACGCACGAGGAACTGCGACTCCCTTTTCCTTGTAGTAATTGACAATCTTCCGGATATGGTCCATTTACTGATTTACGCGGGATCTGTTTGTAAGCTATTCTTTCGAGCTCCGGTTGCCTCCGCGACTAGCAAATTCGGCAGCTTGCTTGTCTGTCAGACAGATACACCCACGGTCGCCAGAGAAGGGGCTCGGGCAACAATCGGCTGACATCTTATTGTTTGCGAATTGGAAGAGCTCACTGTCATTGGCCATTTCATAGGGCTTCTCAGAAACAGGCTTAGGCTCTGAACCCAACAACGGTGGAGTACCATTGTAACCTGACACACCTACTGACCCTTCCACGGTTTGCATATCCAATGGCATCCCTACTTCACGCTGCATGAAGGTTTCCTTCTCGTCTTCCGAATCACTATCTTCAGAACGCTTGATCGGTGAAACGTTTTGAGAGTAACGCACAAACAATCCAGCGAGGAGTGCTGCCACAAAAAGCACTAAAACAAGAGTTGTCTTTTTCATTTCTTATTCTAGTTCCGCGAAAGAAAACGGATTGTTTTAGAGATTTGATTTGAAGACAGTGTCCAACATGCCAGACTATAGTGTTCTTTCTCTCATCGAACTGAAGCAAGCCGCCAAGGGGCGTGGAATTAAGATGTATTATGTGATGAAACGTCTCGAACTTATTCGTGTCCTCTCTCTTCCTGAACTCCCTCTCGCGATGCGTGTTGAGAAGATGACAATCAAACAATTAAGACAACAAGCAAAGGAACGGGGGATTTCGCGAATCTGGGAACTCTCGCGTGGGGAGCTGGTTCGCCTACTCTATCCCGAATTTGAGAACGGAAGCAAGACTTCCACGGACAAGAATGAGAAGGATCAAGGCAACACATATGAACATGATGATCCAGAGGAGCATTGCCCCGAGTAAATAGGGGTATATAATGTTCAAAACAGTTGAAATAACAGGTCGGAGGACATGACTCTCCAAAAGCCGCTGCGCTTCTGGAGTTTTTATATGCTCTAAAATGTCGGCGAACAGGGTGGAAAATAGTTTGTTCATTGAAATTTGTCTGATTGATGATATAAACATGAAGCTATCACAGACGAAGATGGTTCGCCTGGGCCTTGTGCTCGCCGGTGTAGTCGCGCTCTACGTTCTTTTTACTTCCTATTCTGGATCTAAGTCAGCATTGTTGGACAAGGCCGAGGAGCTCGGTGGTCTTGGCACCCCCGGACCTCTCTCTGAACAAGGGCCTTACATGGGAACTCCTCACAGTGTTGGTGGCAATGCTGCTTCTGTAGCAGGTATGCAGTCACGCACTCCTGCCTCCCAGCAGACCTATAGTGAGACGACTCTTTCTGCTTCCGAACTCCTTCCCAAGGGCGAGATCGGTGCCTCTTGGGCAGCTGTGAACCCTGTTGGAGCAGAGGATCTCAAGGGCCAGAACTTCCTCCAG